ACAAGAACTTGTTGACCGTTGAGAGGTGCACAGAAATCGCATACGGTGATGCCTTTCCAACCTGATGGTCCAGCCATCCACTCTTTCTTGGTTTTGGACAGATTCAAAAGTCCTTTTTCGCCTGCCTGCATCCATGCAAGCAGAGTGCCTTGGTTTTGGGCTGCCATGACTTCGGTGCGGGCGATGTTACGGGCACGGGCACGAATCAGTTTGGCACGATACTTTTCAGCGTTTTGTTCCGCCATGGTGATGGCTCGCTGTGGTTTGATGCCATCCCTGATGTAACGCTCAACATCACGGTCGTAGGCGTTGTTGACGGCTTGTTGCCAACGGTCATGCAGTCCGATGACTTGGCGTATTTGCTGTGCTGCTTGCGGAACAGTCACACCATTGGCAATCGCATTAGAGATGATTTGACGGATACGGTCAAGTTGCTCATCTTGGATTTGGGCAATCATTTTGCCTGCACGAAGCCTTGCCCATGCAACGGCTCTCGGGTCTGACTTGTCAAAGGACATTCCCACACTGAGACCTTGTGGAAGGCTTCTGATTGCCTCTACAGCCGACCGAAACGCCTGTTGGGACATAACACCAGCGGCGGTTGGTATTTGGCTTGCTAGGTGGCTTACAACAGCGTCAGAGAGAAGCGCCTGAAATGCGGCTAACGGGTTTGACCCTGTAGCAATTCGGTTAGAGACTTCGGTGACAACGGCTTCTAAGCCCATCATTGCCCGACGATACGGTGCAGCCATCGCATCAACATCCTTGAGGAGTTGAGGGTCTATCGGCTTGAGGTTCTTAGTGACGCTCTTACTTGGACGGCTTACGAACGGCACCCTTAGCCTCCTGCTTCATAGGGACACCCTCCGATTCAGTTTCAGGCTTGGATGTTTGAGGCGTTGCTTCCTCTGTGTCCTCTTCCGTTTCCATTTCGTCGGCTCCGACAGCACCGTTTGGTACGCCTTCTTCGCCTTCTTCTTGTTTTGGCAGGTTGGTGAGGTCTCGTAGGTATTCTTCCAGTCCCGAGTCCACTGTGATTGCTCCAGCCTGAACCATCTTGGAGAGGAAGTCGCCGAGGAGGGCGAGGTCCACATGCTTGATTTCTTGAGGGCGGATTTTCGGCAGTTTGTCTGTTGGCATACCGTTGAGTTTGAACAAGCGAGGCAAACCGTGGTCGTTGAACACTTCTGCCATTGATTGACAGATTTGCTGGATGGCTGTGGTGAACAGGTCAATCTTGGATGCACCGAGGGCGAATGAGCCAACGGCTTCGTGTCCGAGAAGGATGAAGTCAGCCAGTACCACCATGGAGATGCGCTGGTCGTAGCGGGCAACGATTTGGTCTGTGTTGAATTGGCGTGAGCCACCGCTTGACAGGAGGGTCAGTTTGTAGGTTTCTCGTCCTTGGGCGTCGTAAGCCAAGGGGAACAAAATGCCTTCGTTTTCGTTGCGTTTGATTCCTCGGATAAGGCTTTGAATCGCATTACGGGCTGCGACCTCTTGGGGGGTTGCAGTGGATGACAGCATGGTTGGGGGGACATAAGCCACTGGTAGCCCAGCAAGGTCACGCTCAATACCGACGGCTTCAATCTCTTCAATGGTGCGTTTGAACTTCCAAGGGCGATACGCATTACGGAGGATAGAGCGACCTTCGGGGTTGCTTCGTGCCGACACGGTGCGGAACAGCAACATCTTCTCAATCGGGATGAATACGACGCCTCGGCTGACATACGGGTCCATTTGGTTGACGCCTTCAATGGAGCCTGTTTCGTCAAATTGCCATGACCACACGGTTTCTTGTGCTCGTAAGGCAATCTTGCGCCAGCCGATTTTGCCGTCGTTGAACTTTGAGCGGTTTGCCCCGTCTTTTTGGTCAATCCCTTTACGGCGCTTATATACGATTTCGCATGGGGCGTAGCCATAAATCAGGAAAGAGAGAATCTGCTGAAGGGTTGTTGACCATGATTCGCTCATGTCATCCATGCACTCTTTTACGAACTGAGCGTTTGCTTTGTGTTCCTCGGTGACTTCTGACTCTTCATCATCGGTGTACGGCTCTACTTCCCACTCAATTTGGAGAATCAACCGCTCAATGGCAAACATCATTGCGCCGATGACGGGGTCGTTGTCCGCCATTTCACGCCAAATCTTTGCGCCTTTTTGTCCTTGTAGATTCGTTACGAAGTCGTCAATGACGAATCCCGCTGTGCGTCTTAGTCCCGACGAGCCAATTTCAATCATGTCGTCGTTTTTAGCCATGCGTCAATCCTAGTTCTCTACCGTGGTGATGTTTTACTGCACTGTGGTTCAGTCATCGTCGTCTGTTTGGAACATTCCCTCAGCAAACAACAAAGCAATCAACTTCAACGCCTGATGCTCTTCAAAACCTGAATCCATCATTGTTTGGAACATTTCGTGCAAAGCAACGGTAGCCATGCGAAGCGACGACCATTGTTCCTCTTCTTCATCCATGAACGCATAATAGCCCGCACGATGGCGGGCTACCTGCGCTCAGTGTGGATTAGTTACGGCTTTGGGTACACCATCAATGCCCAACTCGTCATTGGTTCTGTCCAGCAGTCGGCAATCTCAAACTCAAAGTAACTCTGTGCCCATTCGGGTGGTCCATCTTCCCAAACGATTGCGGGTGCTTTGTTCCCGTCCCCTCGCCAGTCCCAATTCATCACCACTTGCGGGGCGTTTTTATTACCTCTCGTAACTCCGTAAAGTTTGCACAGGTGTGTGAGCACTTTTTCTGCTTGGGCTTTAGTCGCATGTTTCATTTTGTCTCCTTTGTTGTGATTTCAAGGTTGAATATGCCGTGGTCTTGGAAGTAGTTGTAGTCGTTGATGGCTTCAAAGTGGATTCCGCTTGCGATGACGGCTGACATCTTTTTCACTTTTGCTTCTTGGTCAAGCCAATGTTGAACTATGGCGTCGTCTTTCGGTAGCCCTTCCTTCAATACGAGCCTTACGGCAATCTCTTGGTAATGGTCGGCAAGGACTTCTAGGTGGTGGGCGATTGACCACATTGAGATGGTTGTTGTTTCGTATGTCGTTGTTGTTGTTTTCATTTGTTGTCTCCTTCTATTGGTTTGAGGACTTTGGTGGTGACCGTGAGGGCGCTGTTGGCACGACGGTGGATGACCCAATCAATTGTCAAGTCTTTGAGGCTTGCCTTGTTGAAAACTATTAGTGTTTCGTCACCGACGAGGCTTTGTAGTGCTTTGAGTGCGGTGTCGGCTTCTACTTTGTACTGGTCTCCGTATTGGGTTGTGACGATGAATGTTCTCATTATTTTATTGCCTTTCTAATAATCGTCGTCTGTTTCTTCAAGCGATGTTCCTGCTACCGATACATACTCAAAGTAGAGAACGATGTTGTCTCGCCCCATGGAATCAATCTTTGCGATGGATGATGCTAAGAACATGGCTAGTTCTGCATCTTGTTCGTGAACGATTGCGGCGAACTTGAAGATGTTGGCTTCGGGTAGCACTACTCCGAGGCAAGTGTTGCCGTACATGGCTCGTCCTGCGTAATCAATAACTTTCCAACTGTAGATGTCCGCAACTCGTTCCAGTGTGTTGACTTGGTTTTGTGTGAGTGTTCGGCTCATTGTGTTCCCTTTCTTGTCAGGCTTTTCCTGACATGTTTATTGTATCTTATCCGATACAAACTTTTGCAACTTTGCGATGATGAGGTCAAAGCACTCTGCATTGTTGCCGATGAAGTCGTTGTAGGAATACTGATAGAACTGACTTGCCAGTTCAAGAACGATTTCTTCGTGGAACTGTTCAGCGACTCCCTTTTTGGTTTTGGAATCAACTTGCCACTTGATGAACGAGCCACCTTGAGTGCCTCCGAGAGATTCACAAAACGCATTGTCCGACATTCCGCAGATTGTCCATTCGGCTGTCCAATAAACCGCTACGGGGTTGTCAACATCTACGCCCGCTGCTCGCTTTTCAACAATGTGCTTGTGGTTGTTTGTCCATGTTTTGCGGTAAGCCTTGACGGGCTTGAACTCTACGCATTGAGCGACTAATTCGGCGATTTGGTTTTCGTTCATTATTTCTTGACTCCTAACCGAACTTCAAGTTCTTGAATAATGCGCTGTGCTTCTTCTTTTGTGCCGAGCAGTTCTGCTTGACGCTCCAGTGAGAAAAACATTGGGAAGTACGCCGCAAGTTCTTGTTCTGTCGCCCAAATGCTTGTCGCTTCGTGAACGAGAATCTGCGGTGACAAGTCACGGCACCGAGAGCAACAAAAGATTGCTTTTGGTTGAGCGTGTGGGCAACGCAGATAGCCCGATTCGCTGATTGTGATTCCTGTTGGTGGACTGGCGCTGAATGTGTGTGTCATTTTCCCTCCACTCACAATTTATCCGAGATAGATGCTGGTGTCAAGCGTTGGCTAAAACGGCTCGGCGTCCTCAACAATGGGTTCCACAACCTTGTTGTTGATTTCCCAAACGAAACAGCGTGTGCACACTTTGACGGGGTCAGGACCGCCCGTGTTGTAAATGGTCTTGTAAATTGACACAGCCTTTGGGCTGTAGCAGCAATCGCATTTAGCGATGTACTTTTCGTAACTGGTGTAATTGGTCATGGGGTTTCCTTTCAGAATCTCACGGGATGGAGAATGTAGCGAGTGACCATTCTCACCCAATCAAGAGTGATGAGGTCGGGGTCAGCGGTAACTCCGATGTATTTCTTGCACAAGAAGAACTTGATTGCGAAGAGCATCTTTTACCTTTCTTAGAGTGGGCGCTCGCCGACTGCGGTGTGGGCGAGGACTGTCATTAGAGCGATGAGCACATGAGCGTGTTCTTCGGTTGGCTCTTTGGCGAGAGCCTCGGCTGCATGAGCGATTGCCTCAACCGTGGTCCGTGCGAAAGGACCGTGCTCCACTGCTTGAGCAAGTCTTTGCTTTTCCATCTTTCCCTTTCTTGGAAGAGAATCCCTTTCCCCTCCACTCACAATTTATCAGGTGTAACATCCCATGTCAACTCTTGTGGGTAGGGAGCCATAGTTTGTACTCTTCCCGAACTTCCTGAACTTTCTTGGCGACCTTGTCGGCGAAAGGCTTGACGATTTCATCAACCGACCAGCCCTTCTTTTCTGCCATCAGGTTGAGTACCAAGGAGAGGTTGTCGGGGCTGTACGCATCGGGACCGTAACCGTGGTATTCCTCGCCGAAGATGAGGTTTGTTTTCTCCCAAACAAGGGCTTCAACCACCCACAACTCTGCGGCTCGGTAGGTCTTGAATGTCTTGTGGCTACTGTGCAGGTACCTGTCAGCCGCAGAGCGAATCTTGACAGGCTCACCGTCCATTGAGAGGCTCTTGGAGGCTTTCAATGCTTGGCGCTCGTCCCTGACTGCCTGAGCCGCATCTCGTGCTTCTTTGGTTCTGCGACCGACACCCTCACACCAAGCGACTGGTGCCGATGGGAAGCAGAATGTGCAGAGGATTTCGCCTTCGGCTTCTACGGCTTCGGCTTCGCTGTCACCGCTCAACTCGGGAAGCCATGCGTACTGAGTGTCGTAGTAGCAAGAGTGGCAAGCCAAGTCTTTGTGAATGTGACCGTTGCTGTTACCGACCACAAGGTAGAAACGGCTCCACAAGTGGCTCTTGTAAAGCCTGTCAAGTTCATCCAACCAACGGCAGTTGTGGTCAATTTGACTGCTCAGAGCGTTGTAGGACTGCAACTCTTGCTTGGTGGCTTCGGCATAAACTTCGGAGAAAGGCTTGCTCCACTCCTTTGTGCGGTAGTCATACGAGGCGTACTTTCTTAGAAGTTGGCTCTTCTCGTACTCCATTTGACCCCGCATAAGCGCAATTTCATTGAGTAATTGACTGATTTGAATGTCTGTGATTTTTGCTTTTTGTTTCATCATGTTTCCCTTTCCAACAAAATGTTACCCCGTGTGAGATGTCATGTCAACTATCGGGGAAGGCAAGTCGCATGAGAACCTCGGGAAGCATCTCGGCGTCAACCATGAACAGTTCCTTCTCAATCTCCATGCTCATGTTCTGACCGTCAAAAGTCACCCGCTGGATGTCATACAAGTCGTGATAGGTGTACAGGACTCTGATAGCGGTCTTTTTGTCAGGCATGACCATCAATATCCCGACATTGACATAAGCGTCCACCTCGGCAGGCGGGTCTAACAGAGCGACGATTCGCTGAAAGCCGTTGTGCCCTGAAATGGCAAGGCGGACATTAGCGCCTATCTGCTGGGCGAGAACCTGATAGTCGCATCGGCGATAGTTCTTTAGTTCCTCGGTCATTATTGGATGTAGGTGGTTTATCTTTGTCATTGGTTTTTCCTTTCGTTTCTGATTTTTTCAGATGGGTGTGTCACGCTGACACCTGATGAGCGGGGACAAGTTTCAACTCGCCCGTATCTACAACTTCTATGTCCAGCCAGCCGCCACT